GCGGACAACACGCGCCACCCGATTCGTGAGTGGCTTGACTCTTTGAAATGGGACGGCGTACCTCGTCTTAACACTTGGCTGTCCACCTATTGCGGCGCGCTGGAGTCTGAGTATGTGAACGCGGTTGGGCGTAAGACTCTGATGGGTGCGGTCGCACGCGTGTACGAACCAGGAATTAAATTTGATTCAGTGTTGGTGTTGGAAGGGGAGCAAGGCACAGGTAAGTCCACAACTTGCGCGATCTTAGGCGGGAAGTGGTTCGGTGACGCACCTCTTGACATTCATAACCCTAAAGACACGATCGAATATGTTCACAGTCATTGGATCATTGAGTTCTCAGAAATGGCGTCGACTCGCAAAGCGGATGTCAATGCGTTAAAGAACTTCATCACCCGTCAAGAAGATGACGCGCGCCCGGCCTACGCGCGTGTGCGCGTCAGATTCCCACGTCAAAGTATTTTTATCGGTACTGTGAACCCCGATAACATTGGATATCTGTCTGATGATACAGGGAACCGCAGGTTCTGGCCGGTTCTTTGTACGAAATTCAGTCTCGAGAAACTTCGCGCGGACCGCGATCAACTTTTTGCGGAAGCGGTTCAGTGTTTTAAGAAGGGTGAAGACCTGTTCTTGAATCGTGACTTGATGGGTGTCGCGATGGAGGAAGCAAACCAACGCCTTGTCAGAGATCCTTGGGCGGATGTGATCGCGGAGTACCTAACGACAGGGGCGGGCAAAGACAAGGTTCAAATCACAACGGAAGAGATTTATCAGAATGTTTTGGGTGGGAATTTCTTAACTGTTTCTGTGTCACACAGCCGCCGGATTGTGAATGCGTTAAAGAATTTGGGGTTTGTTTTACATCGGTCGCGTGAGGGCAATCGATATGTTCGGATGGCGAAGGATTAATCTTAACTCGGCTGGAAAGGAATGACTTGTTATGAGCAAAATCTGCCTTGATTGCAGTAAAAATTTAAGCATGACGAATTACCCATACTACGAAATCAAAGAGCCCGTTAAACCCAAAGGTCAGCCGAATCGTTGGAAATTAAAAGGATACAAATGCGAGGATTGCTATGAGCAAAAACATTGATGAGATTTTCAAAGAAGTCAGAAAGGTGGCAAACACAATCGCTTTGACGAAGGCGGGGTGCGTTGATTGCAGGTTCAACAACAATGACCTGTGCGATGACTGTGCCAAAGAAGCGTTCAAAGCCCTCACCGAGAAGGAGCTGGTTGTGCCGTTGAGTGAGGAAGCTCTGTTCACGATTATACGAAGATATGTTTCTGCTTGGGAAATTGATCTCGTTACGAAAAGCCAAAAGGATTTAGCAAAAGAGATTTATGAAGCGCAGTTTAAGGAGATCAAATGAAAGAGATTAAGTATTGTGATCTGTGTTCAAAAAATGTTGTTGTTGACTGCGGTGAGACAGGAGCCAAGTGGTGTTCTATATGCGGAGGGGATGCTTTAATGGAGCCGATTAAAGAACAGCCAACACAGGCAAGCAGAGAAATAGCTGAAATTCTAGCTCCATTTAGTCCAGAAATGAGAAAATCTATTGTTGAAGAATTTATGAAAACTCAATCAGAGGTGAGCAAATGAAAAAGCAAGTTGTTATCGGATACGCAGAAGACCTTCCAGTTTTGATTTGGGCGAATGACAGCGAAACTCCAAGCGAGTATGTTGATATTTGTCCGATGTATAAAAAGCCGTACCACGACAAAATGAAGAAGGTTCGGATTACTGTTGAGGTTGTCAAATGAAAACTCAATCAGAGGTGAACCGTGACTAGGAAGATTACGGATAAGCAGAGGTTGGATTGGTTGTTAGCTAATTGCATTATCTATGAAGACCCATCCGAAGAAGACACCGATGTTATTAATACCAGAAATCAGATCGACGCCGCAATGAAAGCCGAGGCAAAGCATGAAGAAAAGTAAGGCTAAGGGGTTGACGACGCAAGCGATTGATGAGCTTATATCAAAAATTTATTGGTCTATGTCTAAAGATTATTTCATTCCAAAAACTAAAGCGGCGAGGGGTGGGAAGAAATGATTAACATTTCAGAGCAGGAAGACATCGAAAGAATCGAAAACCACAAAAAAATATGTACTTTAGCTTCAGAATTTAAAATGAATTTTAATGGTGAGCCTTATTTTGACGTGGGTGTTAGTTCTTGGGTGTGTGAAGTGTGCGGTATGGAGTTTTTTAAATATGAAGATATTTTATACAGCCGTTTACAGTACGACTCAGGCAGATACAAAGTGCCGGTTGCGGGAAGAAAACCGTATTGGTTCTAAAAAAGAAAACATATTGAAAGGATTGTTATGAGCAAAAACAATTATCCTGATGGTTTTCAAGTTCTTTGTCATAACTGCAACATGGCTAAACATATATTAGGAGCTTGCCCACATGAAAACAGCGGACTTAAATAGATCGAAAAGGTTGAAGGAACTCGGTTGGAAGCAGGAGGGGTTCTTTTATTGGTTTCCTTTTGGTGGAGGTGTCAAAGGGTGGCAAGTAACAGATCACAAATTAGACGATCAGCAAATAAAAGGCTGGAAACATTACGCAAAAGAGAATAAGGACTTTAATTTTTACCTTGCCCCCACCGCAGGCGAAATGATTGAGTGGCTTTTGGGGGAAGGGTTCATGCTTGAGATAAAGTTTTCTTTTATTGGAATTACTAATTTGCGTGAAGGAAAAGCATTTGAAACAAAAGACGGACTATGCAACGCCCTCGCCGATGCGGTGATATGGGTACTAGAAAGGAAAAACAAATGACCAACGAAGTGCCTGATTTTGAGAAGATAGCCAATGAACTATATGAGAAGGCAAAGTTTTTCCAAGAATACTATGCGCTCCAAGACATTAACCATGAATTGAGGAAAGCACACCTCGCAGGACGCAAAGCTCAGGTGAAGGTTGATGCGGAGATTGCTACAAACTACGGATGGGAAATAAAGTGGCGTGGCGAGCCGCGGACTAAAACAAAGTCAGGTGTAACTGGTGAGGACATTGCCAAAGCAATAGAAAGTCAGGCTATCTCATGAGCAAGCCTGAGAAGAAGTGTGAGCATGAAACAGATTTGTCTGATGGTGGTGGGCGAATAAAGTTTATTAAAGGCGGTGGAAGTTTATGGGCTAATGTTTGCCCATTCTGCAACCCTGCGCCATTGGATGGGGTTAAGCCGACAACATACACCGATGATGATTTCAAATATTACACAGACACGATTGTAAGAATTATGAAAAATGCAATTTGCAAGAAAGGATCAACCCCGAATGATGCTATTGATGAATTAAATTCATTTTTTGCGTCAGCTTTGAACAAGCGACAGGCTGACCACGAAGCCGCAATGAAAAAATTCAGGGATATTTTGAGAATTTACGGGGCGCACTTATACGATTGCAACCTAGAGCTTTTTAAAAATCAGGCTGCGCATGCTCGTCACCACAGGAAAGGCGCGCATGCTACCTCTATATAAATTCCAAGAGGAGGGGGTGGCATTCCTGAAAAATAATAAATCTGCTCTTCTTGCAGATGAGTGCGGAGTTGGGAAAACGCCCCAATTCCTTCGCGCTGCGGTGGAGCTTGAGGCTGCGCGCGTCTTGATCATATGCCCGGCCTCTATCAAGTGGGACTATATCAAGAGATGTGAGAAGTGGGGTATGAACCCACGCTTGGTACATATAGTTACTCCGCAAAATGCGTGGAGTTTTACTGAGCATACCCTCGGCGTGTTCGTTATGAACTACGACATCTGTCACCGCAAAGAAATTGCTAAGGTGTTTTCTAAAAAACGATTTGATGTTTTGATTTGTGACGAGTCGCATTATCTGAAGAACTCAACCACACGCCGAACCAAAGCGGTGTTCGGTGCGGGCGGGTACGCATCACTCTCCACCTATCGTTGGATGGTGACGGGAACTCCGGTACTCAATAAACCTGAAGAGATTTATACAACAATCAAAACTCTTCGACCTGATTTGATTGAACAATACTCGGACTATATTTCTTTCACGAAGAGATATTGCGGTGGCCACCAAGGCGCGTGGGGCTGGGTGGCGGACGGCGCGACGAATGTAAAAGAACTGACGGATAAATTGCATGGGTTTATGTTGCGTCGTGAACTCGATGTTCAGACAGAACTTCCTGAAAAGATTATGAATGTGATCCGCATAGAGAAGACGCCCGAGATTGAGAAGATTATCTTTGAAGAGAAGAAGGAAGAGGGTGCAGACATGTCCGTCCGTCAACGCATGGGTCTTGCGAAAGTGGACGAAGTTGTCGCGTATGTGAATGACATACTTGATTCAGAAAAGAAAGTTGTCGTGTTCGCGTATCATCACGCCGTTATAGATGAGCTAGTCGAGCGGTTCGAAGGTGCGGTCAAGATCACCGGAGATGATTCGTCACTCTCTAAAAACAGGAAGATTTTAGATTTCATCGAAGGCACGGGAGAAGTTTTAATTCTTCAGATTGACGCAGCGGGTACTGGGATTGATGGGCTTCAGGATGTGTGCAGACACGCGGTGTTTGCGGAGATCAGTTATGTGCCGGGAGTAAATCAGCAGGCGATGGGTCGCATCCACCGTAACGGTCAGAAACATAAATCGATCTTCGACTTTCTCGTGGTTGAAGGAAGTATCGATGAGAATATGCTTGATAAAAACCTGACCAAGTCCGAGATCATTCAAGAGATTATGCGTGATGAGAAAAAGATATTTGATTTTAGTAAACCAAAAACGAAAGAACAAAATCCGAAGGAGGATTTTATGATTGATAGTAAAGTGAAAGTAGTGATCGAGTTTGAGATGCAGTTCGATGGGCAAAGGCTGGGTCAGATCACCCAAGACCTCGCCAATTCGGAAGGGATCTCAGGCGTCAAGACTTCATTGTCTTGGGATGTGGTAGGCGGGGGTGAAGTAACTCCGGTGGTCAAAGAGGCTAAGGAACCAAAGAAACGCAAAGTCAAAGAAACCGCGCCTGTAGTTGAGCCAACCCCGGCTGTTGTTGGGCCAACCCCAGCTGTTGATGAAGTGAGGCCCCTTGAGCCCGCGAGTTTCCCGCCTCCGATCCCTTACAAACAACGCATCATGGACGCCGCGGCGAAGATTCAAAAGTCGGTCGGTGAAAAAGACCCATCCAAGATCAACGAAACTCTGAGCGCGCTCAGTAAGAAGATCAAGGATAAGTTTCCGAAGTATCCGCACGCTCTCGCGATCACCAATCCGAGTGAGCAAAACGAAGTGTTGGATGTGGTCGCTCAATTCTTGAACGAGAAAGGTATTAAGTAACCATGGCACGGGCAAAGAATTTCAGATCGCCATCCCAAGTCGAACGACTCTTCCAATGCCCCGGCTCCGCTTTGGCACAGGAGAAGATTAAGATCGACCTTCCGCACAGCCCCGCTGCGGTTGAGGGTACGGCGATTCACCAACTCTCTGCGATGTGTCTGAAGCAACGCAAGAACGCGCACGAGTTTCTGAATGACGACTTGATTGTCGATTATGATGGAACTCAGTACGAGTTCGTTGTGAATGACGACTTCGTCTATACCGCAAACTTGTACCGCAACACCATTCTAAAAATTCTCGAAGAGAATAAGGTGGAGGAGTCTGCGTTACAGGTGGAAATCTACGACACGATTCCGGACATCGAGACCGCGAAAGGTAAACTCTTTGGCGGTACGGCGGACTGTCGTTTCATTTCAGGGTCGACACTTCATGTGTTCGATCTTAAAGGTGGGCGAGGGATCATCGTAGACCCGGTCAAGAACAAACAGTTGATGAGCTATGCTATCCGCGCGGTTGAACAAGCGGGTATGTTCATCGATCGTGTTGTTCTGTGGATCATCCAGCCTCGCGCACGGGAAGGGGAGTTCGTTAAGTCGTGGGAAACTACGCCCGAAGCGATACTCTCTTTCAAAGAAGAACTTCGTGCAAAGATTGAGGAAAGTAAGAAACCTGACGCGCCTCTCAACCCCGGCGATGAGTGCGGATTTTGTGTGGCCGCGGCTACATGCCCCGCACTTCAGAAAGGGATTATGAGAAAGACCGCAGAGGTGGTTACGAAACTCGACGCGAAGATTTTCCCCGTGGTGCGTGAACTTACTCCCGAAGCGATCGGTAAAGCGTTACCTTCTCTCTTACTCTTAAAAGAATTTTTGAGTCAGCTTGAAGGTTATGCCTTTACAATGTTGATGCGTGGAGATAAGATACCTGGATATGTTTTGACAAAGACCAATAAGCATAGGGTCTGGAGTGATGAACAGGCCGCGATTGAGTTCTTGTCGAAGCATCTACAGAAAGAGGAATTTCTAACACAACCCAAACTGATGACTCCGTCTCAAGTTGAAAAACTTGTGCCTAAAGATTTGGTGAAAGACTACATCACCAAACCCGAAGGTGAATACAAGATCTCGCTCGAGAAGGATGCTACAGAGTGGGTCAAGAGATCCGTCGAAGAAGTTTTTAAGGATGTCAAATTAGATTGACATTCTTTAAACAGCCCCGCACGGCTGCGAAGCTCAAGCATGTCGCTTGAGTGGAGGAAGTGCGGATAATCAGAACAATCAGAAAGTAAGGAGAATAAGAAAATGGGACAATCAAGAGTAACACCGATCGGACGCGCGTCGTTTCCGTACCTGACGAAGTTGAATCAATATGGCAAATACGCCTTAACGATTCTTCTTCCCAAGAATGACCCTGCGGTAGCAGAGTTTGTGAAATGGTTAGGCGCTACAGTGAAATCAGAAATGCTTGCGATCTGCGGAGACGCAGGGTTCGCGGCCGGGATGAAAGAGTTCAAAGCTTTTCACGATGGCGACAAGCAAGATCAATTCAAGACTTGGCGTAACGAGTACGCCGGGCATTGGGTTCTTTCCCTTTCACGCAAGGCGGACTTCGGTAAGCCGTGCGTAGTGGGTCGGGGCCGTCAACCGATTGACGCATCTGAAGTCTATGCTGGATGTAATGTCCTCGCGTATGTGGATGTGTTCGGTTACAAGTTCGGTGCCAAGAAGTCGGTGTCTGTCGGGTTTCAACATGTGATGAAGACAGGCGAGAATACTCGCTTCGCGTCATCGGGTGTTGAAGTCGATAAGGCATTCGCAGATCTCGATATCCCCGAGGAAGCTGACCCGATGAGCGGACAGGATCCGTTCACCGCAGGAGCGTCAGCCCCCTCCGCAGCCCCGAAGGCTACGGCAACAGCTCCGAAACCCGTAGTGCAAACTGCGGTTAGTAACGACCCGTTCGCGGGCGTCTGAGATCAGTATGAGTGGCAGTAGGCGGAGATACCCAAGTCAGAAAAAGATAAGGGAACTCTTCGTCTACTGTCCTTCTGGGAAATTGATACGGAAACAAGGGAAGCACCCTTGCGTGAACAAGGGCGCGCCCGAGCGGCGTAGACAACGCAGAATAAGCGGAGTGTATTATTCAGAACATGTTTTAATTTTTATCTACCATCACGGGTATCGGCCCACAATCGTAGACCATAAAGACAGGGATGTTAGAAACAATCGGATTGAAAATCTCCGCCCTGCGGATGCCCCCCTCAACGCTTTTAACCGAAAGCTCCCTATGTCGATTCTGGGGGTGCGTGGGGTGTCTCTAACTGGGGAGAACAGGGTTAAAAGATACAGGGCTGGAATCTGTTATAGAACCAAGAGGATAAACTTGGGTCGTTTTTCCACTCTCGCGGAAGCGGTAGATGCTAGAAAATCTGCGGAACTAAAATATTTTGGGGAGACTTTATGAAGATTAGTATAGATTTTGAATCGAGAGCAAGCATCGATATCTGGGATAGCGGGGCTTGGTGCTACAGCAAACACCCTGATACAAGAGTATTATGCTTGGTGTTTGCCGTCGATGACGAGCCGGGTGAGATTGTTACCTTTCCTGAACTTGAGGAGGCGCGCCTGAAGCCTGGCGTGGCCTTCTCAAGTTTAGGACTGTCTCGTCTTAAAGCACTCGCTAACCGCCCTGATGTGACCTTCCATGCGTTCAATGCGTTCTTCGAACAGTCCATATGGGCGAACATTATGGTGCCTCAGTTTGGCATGCCTGATATTCCAATTCGCAGATGGAGATGTACGCAGGCTAAATCCAATTCGTTCGGACTCCCGGCGTCATTGGAGAATGTGGCGTTGGCTCTCAACCTCGCTGAACTCAAAGACAAGAAGGGTGCGGAGGTAATGAAGAAACTTGCCCGCCCAAATAAATCAGGTGGGTGGAATGAATCTCCCGTGGATTTAAAAATACTTTATGAATATTGTAAACAGGATGTCGTCGTAGAACGCGCGATCGATAGATTTCTTCCCGACCTCAACCCGACCGAACAAGAGATTTGGTTTCTCGACCAACTTATCAATCGGCGCGGAGTAATGACGGACACCGAGTTTGTGAGTTGTGTTCGCAATCTTCTCTCGACCCACAACGCGCGTCTCAATAGTGAACTGAATAAACTCACCGGAGGACGCGTGAGCAAGGGTACGGAAACTGCGGGTATGGTCGCGTACCTCAAAGAACAAGGCGTCGAGATCGATAATCTCCAAAAGAAAACGGTGGCCGATCTCATCACCGCAGGGAAACTGGATGAGCATTGCCTGTCGGTATTGCGCTATCGTGTTGAGTTGGGCAAATCGTCCAATGCCAAGTATGAGAAACTCGCAACAGCCACGGACGACGATGGGACGGTGCGGGATTGTTATATGTATCACCGTGGTTCAACCGGTCGGTGGGGTGGTAAGTTGGTTCAACTTCAGAACCTTCCCGTCAACCGCGATAAGATCGATGAGAATGATGCGATCTCACAAATCAAAGCCTGTGACTACACCACCCTTCAATTCTTGTTCGGCGGTGGGTTGAATAGAATCGCATCCGCTTGTGTGCGTGGCTCGTTCATCCCTCGACCCGGACATGAGTTCTTGGTGGTGGATTACGCCGCGATCGAAGCCCGTATGGTGATGTGGTTGGCCGGGGAAGAGCGTGGCCTCGATGAGTTTCGGTTAGCAGATGAAGGCAAAGGCCCCGAGATTTATGTGCGTATGGCACAAAAGATCTTTGCAAATAACACACTCACCAAAGAAAACAAACTCGAACGAAATGTGGGCAAGACCACCATCCTTGGGTGTGGGTTTCAAATGGGTGTGGAACGCTTCTTCAATACATGTGTTGCGTGGGGCGTGAAGGGCGTCGATATGGATATGGCCAGTAGATGCGTCAACCTGTATCGCAACACATATTCCAAAGTCAAAGACTTTTGGTATGCGACCGAACGCGCTGCGATCGAAGCCGTAAACTTTCCCGGCAGATTAGTTCCGTGCGGGAAGACGGCGTGGGTTTACAATGCGTCAAGAAATTTCCTGTTTTGTAAACTCCCCTCTGGTAGGTTCCTCGCGTATCAGGCCCCTGAGATTGGATCAGGCCCTTATGGCCCTAAGTTATCCACTATGGGTCTCAACAACCTCACGAACCAATGGGAGCGTGAAGATACTTACGGTGGAAAACTTGTGGAAAATATTACGCAAGCAAGCGCGCGGGATCTTATGGCACAAGCGATGCTGCGCGTTGAGAAAGCTGGGCTTCCGATCGCGATGCACACCCACGACGAGATCGTAGCGGAAGCAAGGATTGGATCGGGTCGGTTAGAAGAGATGCGCGGGATCATGTGTGAAGTCCCAGCATGGGCGTCAGGGTTTCCTATTCACGCTGAAGGTTTCGTAACAGAGAGGTACACCAAAAAATGAACACTATTGGAATTGATCCAGGTAAGAAGGGCGCGATCTCGGTTCTCTATAAAGAGAGTCTGTTGACTGTCGTAAGTTTGGAAGGCCTGCGCCCTGTTGATATGCGCGCCGTATTCAATACCATGATTCTCAATTTCCCGAACGCGCGGGTATTTATTGAGGATGTGCATGCGTCTCCTCAGATGGGGGTGACCTCCGCATTCTCGTTTGGTAAGGGGTTTGGGGAGCTTGTCGCCTTCGCCCTGTCCTTTTATGGTGAGGTTACTTTGGTGCGTCCAACGGCTTGGCAAAGCGCATTGGGGTGCCTTTCCGGTGGAGATAAAGGTAAACTCTTCGAGTTCGCCAAGTCAAAGTATCCAGAGGAGTACAGGCGTGGGGTTTTTAAGAGAGATCAAGCGGATGCTATTTTGATCGGTCTTTATGGTGCAACGGTTTCTAAATTCAACTGAAAGGATAAAAGAAAATGAACAGGTTCAAACAATTTATTGCGGACGTCCGCAACATCCCCACCTATCTCGCAGTCAGTATGGTAGTTCATACCCTCCGCAAGAATCGCGGAATGTTTACGAACTACCAGTTAGTGATCGCGGAGTGTATCGAGTACGAACTCAATCAGCAAAAGGAACATCTGCGTGTGAATCAGTTGGATAAGAAGATGATCGCTTTACGCGCGGCTGCAATTTTCTTACATACCTGGATTGCTCCTGTTAAGAAAGCCCCTAAGCCCGCATAAAATAAAAACCCCCGTCCGAGATGGACGGGGGTTTCTTTCTGTCGAAATCTAAATTAGTTTACATCTGTCCAAATACCGTTACCGCCACCAACTTGAGCCCATCGGTCAGCGCCGATCGCTTCTAAAGTGATCGAACCTCCGATGTCAGTACAACGGATTGCGTCACCGGCTGAAGGAGTGAGAGTCACTACCCCAGTTGTGCCGTTCGTTGTGGAGACAGGCCCGATAACATCAGTACCATCAGCGGGGTTGATATCAAAATCATCCGCTGTGCCACACACGAAAGTCTGCCGACAACCTAAAACCGTAGATGCTTCAGGAAGCGTCATAACGTCTGCGCTGTTTGATACAAACGTCTTACCGCATTGAGCCGCCGTAGTAGCAACAGTTGTTGAAGCAACCTGGTCTTGGAGGAAACCATACATCTGATCCCCGCCGTCACCGATTACATCGCCAGAGAGCGTAGACGCGCCACTTACGGCCAGAGTCGACAAGGACTGAGAACCGTCAGCGTTGAGTGTAACCACATTCCCGGAGCGCGTAGCACTTAAACCCGTGCCTGCCGCAACAGTCTTCGTGATGTATTTGGTTGTGCCGTCTCTTACTTCGATCGAAGCGAAAGCCGGAAGAGACAGTGCGAATACTCCGCACAAAAGTAAAGCCAAGAATTTCAAGTTCAGTTTCATAAATACCTCGAGGTTGCGTTAAAAAGATCAGTCCTATAAAAAATCAGTCTGTAGAATAGCCCTCCCTATTTACTTTGTCAATGCCATATGAATCCCGCCAAACCTGCGGACGGCGCGGTACATGGTGTATCGTTTAAGGAAGTTCACACCGAGAATTTTCATCGCTTCGAGGAAGATCTCGTCGCAGTCTTTGCGGGTATATTTTTTGCCCTTCCACCCCTTCCAATCTGCTTTAAGGTTTTGGTAGAGGAAGTCATGGAGTACCGCCGCCTGGTTGTGTTTACCGCTCTTAGGGATCAACCACCTAGCTATAGGGGGTACAGAAGCAAAATCTGTCTCAAACCCTTCAGGCACGGTGATAATTTCGGACCGGTCGAGAGTCACGTAATAGGAGAACTCTCGGGCGGTTTTCCACTTCTCTCCCCCGATCTGTGTTACGGTGAGCGGGGCGGTGAATCGGTTCTCTTGGGGTATTATTTGTTTACTCATAGCCTTATCCTCAAAATTTGAAGGTTTTTTTGAATCCTATTGTTTTGCGCGGTTCGATGTCCCGGCAAGGTTCATTAGGGTTACAAGGTTTGTCTGTAGGGAGATCGTCGAATACGGCCAGTCGGAGGAACTTAGCCAGTTTTTTAAAGAATTTTTTAATCATCGACCTCAATTCCTGCTTTAGTTTCGAGCCTAATCACGCGGCCCTTAAGTTGATCATGCCGTTTCCACTGAGCGTCGATCTGCACATCTCTTTTTTCAAGTTCACTTTTAAGGGTAGTAAACCCGTCAGTTACGGCCGATTTCATGGCCTCCATACCTAGTTTAAAAGTCGTGGAGTGTTTAGAAGTATGCCAGATAAAACCCCCAAGACATACAAGACCGGTCGCGATCATCCCGACACCTGTTAAAACTAAGGCCCAACCCTGTACGTCCATAACCTATACCTCTCGCCCGCTTATTGCGCTTTCTCTGGCTGTTGTAATTGTTGAATTAAAATTTCCGTTTCTTGCAATGCTTTGATAAGTTGATACGCCCGCGCTTGGAGCTGAACAATATCCGGCTGCGCTTGCGCTCTCGGCTTAGGAGCCTTTGAAGGATCATCGAAGCGCTCTGCCAGCGTCTTTAAATCTGAGTAGCCCGACCACCGCCCAACTTCTTTTCCGTTTTCAAACTTTAAGTAAAACGGAGTGCTTGGCGGTACGCTTAAAAGTTCTGCAAGTTTCGTTTCTTTCGTAATGTCAATCGTTGCGACAAGGTTTGTCTTTTCAAACTCCGCAACAACAGGCTTGGATTTCTCGCACCATCCGCACCCCTCACGATAAAACTCAACCAAGACAGGCTTGCTTGCCTTTAAAACTTCCTGCTCAAAGTTTTCGCTTGTGACTTCTTTAGCAAACGCTTGTGATCCAAACGCAAGAACAACTATCAATCCAAAAACAATCTTCCGCATACACTTTTATTCGCTTTCTTCCGAAAATTCGGATGTTATCGTGTGCTTCACTTGATACTGTGCCATTACAATATCAGCTTGTGCTTTTCCTGCCAAGCCAAAATAGGCTCTTACAGCTTGTTCAATGACTCGCTCCATCAATACCTTGATCTGTGGAGTCGTTACTCGTTCATTGATAAAATCTTTTGGATCAATTCCGCTCTGTGCATCCCACCCACTTTGTGAAGCGATTACAGGGATTAACGCTTCGTTTTCTGGGCTGATATTTAATTCGTAACCGACTTTTAATTTCATAAATCTCCTATTGAAGCCTTTCAACAACCATCACGACACCCGCTAAAAGCTCAGTTACCGCTGTCGTCTCTGACCGAAATCGAAGTTGACAAGTGCCTGTGTTATTTCCCGGTCTAAAAATTGCATCCGTAACAAACGGGACGTCTAATGGTCCAGCAGGGACGCCCGTTGTCGGAGCAATTGTCGTGTCATCCGCGATTGAATAAGTCACGTTTGTTGTGGTTGTTGTTAATGGGTGCATAGTCATAACATCGATGCTTGTGATGGCTGTGCTAACATCGAATTGAATACCCACACCTGTTGTTGCAGCGGTCGAATTGATTCTTCCCATGACCTTTATTCGATACACCGCATTGTTCACATAAGTAAAAACAGCACCGCTGACGTTGACGGGCGTTGTGTTCGCGCCTGTGGTTGTCACGCCTGAGCTGACTGAAACATGGACGTATTGAGTCGCAACAGGAAGCGTAACCGTTCCAGTAAATGTTGGAGAAGCCGAAGGAGCTTTGAGCGCAAGCGCATCGAATACCGCATTTTGAGACGGCGCGACCGTCGTCGTCGAGTCGTTAATTGCATCAGCGACTTTCGCGTCGGCATAAGATGTTGTCGCTGGAGTGTACGCTTCAAATGCTGAGTTGCCAGAGTTTCTACGCACATCCTGACTTGCACCGATAGCGATATTGCTTGGAATATCCCCTGTGTCAGCACCAAACACAACCGTTGGAATCAGCAATAAAAGAAGAATATATTTTTTCATTAGCTTGCTATATCCCCGCGATCTTTAAGTGCGTTGACGAGAGTGCCGACAACATCAGCAAGCTCGCTTAGAGTTGTGGAGTTTGCGTCTAAAACTTTGTCTGAGGTTACATTCGACATCGCCCATCCAGTCGAAGACGCCTTTTTAACATCTGCATAAACTCGCCAATCCCTTGAAATAATTTCAATTCCAGAACAATATGAGAAGTAGGTTGTTGCTTCACAGGTAGTTTGATCGCCGTTGTGCGCGGTGCAAACAGCATCACCCGTGCAATCGCCAGTCATCGTGTCATAAGAACAATTTGCAGGGACGGGAGTGCATCCTGTGGGGGTGCAAGTCCCTTCGGTTACATATGTAGAGCAAGGCTTCGTCTTCTGATAAAAGTTTAAATGGACGCCATCTTGATAATTTGCAAGCGTGTAGCTCGATGCGCCGTTGATTGTTGTGGCAGGGCTTGTTGTCGCTGGATAGATAATTGAATCAGAGCCATTGCTTGCGTCATTTGAAACAAACAGAGTTCTATCTGGATAACTTAATCCATCGACAAGTTGCCCGTTAAGAACGGAAGACCATAGGCAATCTGTTTCGGCTACGCAAGCACCTGATGAAGAATAAGAAGCGCAGCTAACAGTCCCGTTACACGAAACCCCAAATGACCCACCACCACAGTTTCCGTTGTTATATGTGCCGTCACAGCTGTAAAAAGAATTGTCACCATCGCAAGAAGTGAAAAAGGTCAGGCTGCAAACGCCTGTTCCTGAGTCATAAGAACATTCAGGCTGAGTCGCGCAACTTGTCCCATCACCGCCGCCGTCTGAAAGAGTATTGCAGTCACCGCCGAGAGTCGCATAGCATGGAGAAGCCGCGTTGCAATCCGTGGTGTTTGTAAATGAGCTGCAAGTGGAAGAAGTGTAGTTTAATGTGCAAGTCCCGCCATATGCGCTGTTTTGGTTCGAGCAATCTGGATCAGATGTCGGTCCAGCGCAAGAGGATGTATCAGGAGCGCAAGGTGAACCCGCTCCAGAGCATCCAGAAATATCCCCGTTGTAAACCGTACAGCTTGTCCCTGCGTTATAGCTACATGGTAAATGCGATTCGCAAGTTACCTGTCCCGAAGCTGAATAAGTTGAGCAAGCTGTCACAGCAGGAGTTCCCGCGCAAGCAGAAGCGTCTGTTGCGTCAAGAAGCCAATGCGTCGCGGTATTGTCTAGTGTTCCGCTTGCGGTCAGCGATTTAGTTTTTAAAGCCAATCCACCAGCGGATTGAAGCGTTGAAGTGTTAGCCGATTGAGATCCTGCCATAACACCACTAGCAAATGCACCATACCCTGAATTGTGAATAAATGCCGTTGGATAAAGATAGGCAAATAACGAGTTTGAAGTAAGCCCTGAATTACCGTAGTAGAAACCAAAATAGTTTCCACCCGATGCGTACATATCAATTCCACCGCTTGAATTTGCTCCAATCGCTCCACGCAAAACCCCAGCAAATCGGTAGTCCGTCCATGTGTAAGAACCATCATTGTTGAAGGTCATAGCCCTTGTGGTGTTCGGGCTTCCATTTGACCAGCTTCCTTCAATGCTCAGTCCACCTGTGTTGATGTTCGATTTCTGATTGTTTCCTGTGAGTGGTTTAAGACTGATTGAATCAATCGTAAAGCGAGCTGTGTTGGTTGGAGTAAAGGTAAGAGCCGCGCTTGACGAAACAACAAATCGCTCAGTATAAGTTCCATTTGCCCCAACCGCTGTTCCTGTGACACCGCCGAATGAAGGCGTGACTGTTCCGACAGTCCATCCTGAAATTGTGTAGGTGAGAAGATATTCTCTCAAAACATAAACTGAAATGTTCTGAGTTAAAGCCCCTGTTCCGTTACTTGTTTTTGAAACGGCATTAGCGGAATACGCCATCCCTGAAGGAACTGTCCAGCCTGTAGCTGATCCTGTAAATGTTCCGTTGGTTAATACTTCGTTTCCAAGAGTCGTGAAAACTGACAACCTGTTTTCGGTGTCGTTGTATAAATACCCTTGATTATCTTGGGCTATCGTTGTTCCGTTTGAGAATAAAGCAGAGCCGGAAGTTAAGGATGGAAGCGTGAACTTACTGTTGAAAGTTGTCCAATCAGTAGAGCTTAACGCACCCCTGTTTGACCCTGACGCTGTCGGGAGATTGAAAGAGTGCGCGGTACCGCTCGAAGAAATACCAAAATCAGTCCCGCTTGTGCCGGTGGAAAAGGTTTGTGTCGCTCCCGTAAGCCCATTTAAAGAAGTAAGCCCACCAGTCGTGAGAGCATCTAAAGTATCGAGAGCTTTCTGTACTGTGTCGTCTTGCGAATTTAGGTTCCCAGAAAAATTCGAAGTGTCTACCGTTACGAGATCTGCGGTTTCAAGATCCCTATACCCTCCCTCACGAAAGCCTAAATTAGATAAGACTAATACGCCTACGAGAAAGAGGGTACAGAATTTCTTGAGCATTTTACGCGTTTTTAGATACCGCGATCTGAGCTTTGATTACTTTAGTGGACGCTGCGTTCGACCCCTGTCCGGTAAACTTCAGACGCGCATACCGAGCAACGATAGGGGACACGACCAACACATGAGGCCCCGCCGCAGTAAGTCCGCTGCTGATAGTCTGCCCAACTCCCCATAAACCATCCGCATCCGCAGCCTGATCGGTCGGAGGCGTGTTACCTTGCTCGAGTTCGACCTTTACATCGATTGCTCCAGACGAAGACAGCTTAATCAAAGACCCGAAACTCACATTCCGAGGCAATACGAAGTGCTTGGTGTAGGCGACGCCTGTTGAAGCGACAGCAATTTCTACTACCTCCGCAAGGGCTAATAAATCAATCACGCTATTTTGTGGTGCTAAATCTCTTCCGTCCATAATGTTCTCCTTTAGTTTTTCAAATTACCCGCGAGGGCTTGTTCTCTGTTCTTGACTTGTGCCTCTCGTCGGTCAAGATTGATGCGGGCAACCCGCAAATCTTGTTCAATAAGAGCCAACCCTTCACGATCAGAAATCATTTTTTCAACGTCTTTTTTGTGCGCTTCGATTTTGGCTTCGAGGCTTTTCTCACGCGCGATGAGGGCTTCTTGCTGACTACCAAGTCGGGCTTCTTCTCCGGCAAGGAAAGTTCCTCTGTCTTTGGTGAGCTTAACTCTTTCTTCGTGAAGAAGGATTTCAGCATCAAGAGCGGAGCGCAAACTATTGAAAGTATCTTTTTCATTTTTGAAATCCTTCTTGACCAAGGTCAATGCTTCTAACTGTTGAGATATTTCAAGAGAAGTGGTTTCTTGTTCTAAGTGCTTTGCATTAAAAGCATCCTGTCTTTCGACTAGGAGTTTCTCGTCCGCGACGATTTTCTTTTCGCGCGCGTCGAGTTCCTGATTCTTTTTGTTCAACTCGTCGTGAAAAGAATTAAGAAGATTCCGATCGACGGCAACCGCGTCTTTCAATTGCTTCGCTTCTTCAGATGCTTTAGCAATCAAATCAGAGGCTTGTGTTCTCGCTTCCAAAAGGATGTTCGCGCTTTGTGTTTCCGCTGATGCCAACATCGCCTGTATTCTTTCGCGAGTATCTACCAGCATCTTCTTCTCATGCGCGACTTTGGATTCTGCCTCTGAAAGTTCTTTCGCTACCTGATCTACTGCCAGCGTCAGATCAGACAAGCGCACTTCCGCTTCAGCGATCTTTCCGTTCAGTTCGCCGGAACGCTTTTGCAGATCCTCAAAATCCTTTCCGCGTTGCGCTTGGATCTGTTCGGCTGTGAGAGGAATCGCATTCTGTTGGCCTGTGTTATACGCCATGGTGTTTACACCCCTACCTTGTTCCCGCTCGTCGTGTGAATAAAATCACCGCGCAAGCAGAAGATTAGAAAACTTACAAATCCGATTATATTTTTCATACCGCTGGCAACTCATCCGCGACTTCTTTCACGGAAAGATCAACGCCTTTTTTCTTCAGGGCTTTCACAACGGCTTCGACAACTTCTCCAGAATCAGATCGGCGAAGTTTGTCTTTGTCGCCAGTCGGAAGCTCGGGCTTTGGATCGGCGTCCTGAATTGTATTCCCCGCCTTCTTCCACTCTTTAAATTCCTGATAGTCGGCGTTTATATCGTCTTTCGGTATATGTGCGCCGTCTGAAATTCTGATAATTACATCGCCATTGTGTGATTTTTTATACATAAATTTTCCTTTTACATTTCGATCGTCAATGTCAAGGAGGCTGTGGCGCCCGCTGTTTGATACGCCATCAGAACATCTTTCGATGTCCCTGTGCTAGTAAAGCCCGCCCCGCCCCCCGAAATTGTAGGGGTAGCCCTCATGTCAATAATACCCAGATTCTGCGCTATTGTTCCCGGCACATAAAAGCTTGCAATTCTGAGGTATCGATAGCATAAAGCTAACTCTTCCTCGTAGCTACGATCCTCAAACGCCCCTGCTGTTGACCCAGCTTCAAGTTGAACTAATGCCAGCCTGAAATTGTTCGAGGTTGAATCTAAAGCGTTGACTTGGCTGGCTGTCGCAAGATAAACGCCTGCCTGCCAAGAGCCAGCCGTTGTTTGAAAGGTTGATCCGCAAGCCAACATAAAATACATGATTAACCCAATGCCGTTATCGTACAACCAAGTTCCTGTTGTATCGATCGGAATTGTGATAGTTTTCTTTTCCCATGTGTCACTCACGTTGACTGTGTATTCAGCCACATAAGATCTATTCGCCGCGCTGTTTCCAAACGCCACGCAATAAGTCCCTGTTTTCGTTGCTTTGACCCAAAACGAAAGTGTTGCGTATCTTGTTCCTGAAACGCCGAACCCTAAACTGCGAATATTATTTCCTTCGATTCGGCATTGAATCTGATGGCTCTGCCCTGCCGCGATTGTCGCATCAGCGGTCGTAACGTCAACGTGCAAACTATACTGCGCGTTTATGCCCGCCTCTGTCGGAGTCGGAACATCAGTTGAGCGAAGCACATCAACAACCGCATCACTACCGCTGGCCATCTTCCACATATCCGCACAATAGGCTGTCGTGATACCAGTAAAGGTTGCTCCGCGTTGCCAAACATTAAAAGCACCGTTTATGATTTTATTGACAATGGATGCCCCGTTTGCGCCTGTTGCGCCAGTTGAACCAGTTGCACCTGTCGCTCCGGTTTTACCCGAAACGCGAATCGTCCAATCTGTCTTTGTTCCGCTCCCGCCAATGTCAGAAACAAGAACTGTCAAAGCCCCTGTCCCTGAATCGTAAGCTGTGACCTGTCCGTTCATATAATCAACGGTCGGCGCTGCATCCGAAACGATATTTACAAATCGACCAACTTCAAAAAACTTACCTGCCTGAGTTGTGAAAGACTTTGATCCTGTTGCAATCGAATTGCTTGTGACAGAAGTCCCTTGAAGTTTCGCCGCACTCAGGGCCGCATTCGCCTCTGCTGTCTCAGCGTTAGTTTCAGCTGTTTCAGCAGCGGTCTGCGCCGCAAGCGCGGCGTCACGCGCGGCTTCAGCATTCGTCTCCGCAGTTTCAGCGTTGGCCTCAGCCGTCTCGGCGTTTGTTTCAGCGAGTTCCGCAGCCACCTGCGCGGCTTCCGCTGCGACCTGTGCTGCCTCGGCGTTTGTTTCCGCCAACTCTGCATTCGTTTCCGCTGTCTCCGCATTGTTCTCCGAGACTAGCGCGGCTGCCGCTGATACGGCGGCCGCGGACGCTTGAGTTGTTGCTATGCCCGCTTGAGTCGACGCTGTAGAAGCGGATGTGGATGCGCTCGATGCACTCGAAGACGCGGCGTTCTGAGAAACGAGAGCCGCCGCGGCACTTGCAGCGGCTGCGACAACTGAGTCGTCAGGATTGTCATACTCCACCAAAGCGGTAGCGTCGTCATTCCACCCAAACAATTTTCCCGCCGCGGGGACTGGCAATAAAACTGAAATACCTTCTCCGGCCAGAGAAGCAGGGAGCTTAATCGATCTTTCACTTAAATCAAAAAGTTGCTGAGACAAACGAGCCTGCCTGTCAAGAGCTTTCTCAACACTCTTTTCAGAAAGTTTGGAGTCTACTCCAAACACGGTAGGCTGTTGATAAACTAAATTCGACTCCATCAACACCCAAGTGTCGGAGTCAGGCACATCTGTCGCCTCAAAGGTAACGACACCACCAGCGGTAGTGATAGGGTTGATGGCGACGGAGTAGTCAGATCCAAGAACCTTAACCGCGATAACCTCTTCAGTATCCTTATCGATCCACGATACCTTGACGTCGGTGTTCTCAAAGATGCGGAAGTCAAAGGAGAATGCGACTGTTACCCCATCCCCTGACAATTTTACTGGTTCGTAATTATCTGTAATAGCCATATGAATTAGCTCCTTTGATCCTTTGCACCCGGTGTGCGGGTACTATATCTTGATGCGCCCAACGCCATAAAACTACGGCGCCAAAGTTTTTCGTTAAAACTACCTTCTTCCATAAAATTTATACCTTCGAGCGTATTCATAAGCTGACGCACCGTGGCTCCCGGCGTACCTGTCAGGGGTAAGGAAGCCTCTGAAAACTCTGTAAGGGATTCTAGCACAGACTTTGTGGAGTAGTCTTCCTTAATCGCACTGTTGAACGCCTTTCGTGCATCATCCAGATTCTTGCCCATAGATCCCAAAACACCGAAGTCATTCGGCTTTACCTCGCGCCCGCGCACCTCTTTACCTGTAGTTGCCTTAATGGTCTCCGCGATAAAGTTCGTAGCCAGCCAATCGTAAAACTTTCCGTACCCAGGAATATCGTCCAAAGGCCCCACCAAGAACCGTCTCGCCCACTCTCTTTCAGGCTCTTCGTCCGGACGAAAGACTTCACTCACATAATCAAATAGCGCGGGCAGGAATACGAAATAAAGGGCGTACACCTTCGCAAACTTATTCCAATCCCAGTTTCCTCCCGCATCCCCGTAGGTTTGGAGGATACGCAAGATCCGATTGATGTATTGGAGAGGCGCTTGCGAAAAGGTAAAAAACGAGCGAACGAGAGGGTTCGCGTTCAACGCCCACGCCGGCATCTGCGTAACATCGGGGGATTGTTGAGTCGCATTGATAAACTCAATTGTTTTGTAGAGCGCTTGTTCCTTCGTCATGCCCATATCTTTTATGTAATATTGATACACCGGCCACCCAGCACCGACCGTACCAATAAAATCCCCCGCTTGCGTAGGGAGAAACGCGAGTTTCAAGAAGGTCGGGTTGTCAAAATAGCTGCGGAGTTTCTGAATATTCTCCTTCGACTTTCCGCCAAGGATCCGTTCAAGAAGTTCTATGTCTTCTTCGGACGCGCGTTCTTGCTCGATAATCCGCATATCGCGATTCATATTACGCAGTTGTCCGCGCGCTCTGAAGTATGCGTTGTCGATCAGTTCGCGGAGTTCGCCGGATTGCCAAGCCTCGGGGATCGTCTTGAGATACTTAAAGTATTTCTCGACGCCTGTGACTTCAATCCCGGTAAAAATAGATGTTGACTGTTTGATAAATTGGAACGGCTTGGAGGCGATAAACCCTTCGGTTGCTTTTCCAACAAGCGCATTCACCGGACGCCATAGCGCGCCCTGCCGTCCGTGATAGATAGTGTTCTTAATCAAGACATCCATGTAAGTGTCGAAGATACTCAAGAACGACGCGCCATACTTTTCAGTAGCCACTTCAACAAATTCAGTTGACTTGAACACATGTTGTGCGCGATCGATCGCTTCCGCCATTCCGACATAATGCGTCATGTCTTCGATGTACTTCAGAAGTTTCGCTTCTGCTGAAATGTTCTGTAGCGAAGTTTCCGCATCGGTCAAGGGCTTAAAATAAGATTGCGATTGAACACTTGAGAAGTCTCCGTCCTTGCCGAACATCGCTTCGATCAAAGATTTGTCATCTTTGAAATCTTTCTTTGTGATGACCGGACTGTAATTCAGATCGCGCGGGAGGCTGTACCCTGCGAGTTTCTCAAACACCGGATTGATCTGATCATAGAGTTCGTTATAAACTTTGAGAAGTTCGAGCGCATAGATCTTATCTTGCGAGGAGAGTGCTTCTTCTAACTTTGCAAACGCGTCGTCGTTCCAAGGTATTGTTTTATCTTTACGCATCTTCTTATCCATACCTGGACGCTGACGCAACTGATACTTTTCAATCGCTTCAAGACGAGAAAGATGAACCGTCCGCATATCAGGGTTCTCTTCCGTCCCCGCATTGAACTCGAAGATAACCGCCGTATCACTTCCGAGTAAACTGTCTCTGCGGAACTTCTCTTGTTTCTTTTTGTAGTCACCTTGAAGTTCGGGGTACGCAGTAAACGCGGCCTCGTTCGACGCGCTTCTAAAATACATATTAAGAACTTCCGCCCGACGACGCGCATTGTGTTGCGAGAAAACAACCTCGGCGAACCGCTCTCCGAGAAGTCCTTCCGAATGCCGGGCAATCAAACCAAGCGCAGAATCATACACCCCCGCGACGAGATTAAACCCCGCGAGAACACGATCCGATACTGAGAGATTACTTGTCTTCAAATCTTTAACTGTGGACGCGATCAATTCTTTTCGAAGACGCTTCTCTACTTCTTGTTGAACATTTGCTTCCATCGCGCCGGACACTGCGAACTCATGTACGCGCCGAAACATATCGGAATATTCTTTCGGAGTTAAGTCATGCCCGGAAACTCCGTTCTTACCTGTCGCAAGTTGAGATGCGAGAAATCGCATTGTCGCTTCGCGCGAAGACCCTGCGTTCTTCCAAAGAAGTTGAGGGTTGGTATCCGCCTTTTCAAACTCATTGACAAAAGCGTCCGCTACTCTTTGATCCGCTGGAGTTAGTTTTACTTTCCGAAGCCCAGCACGGCCGCCGTCCCGTGTTCCTTTAAAAAGAGCCACGATACCCTGCACACCTTTACGGAGTGAGTTCATCGCCTGTTGCTCTTGGATCATCTGAACCGCATCTTCAATCAAAGGAATATTACGCGCTAACTTTTCAGCTGTATCAAACTTCGATCCGCTGAATCTCTGTTTGAGAACTGCGCGAACATCTTTCGACACACCAACCCGGTTGACTAAACGATTTAAAGTTTGTCTGAGAAGAACGCGCTCTGCACGAAGACTCGCCCGACCAAGGATAAAGTTTCGCTTGGCGGACGCGATCAATTTCTTTGCGAGACTCGCAGTAACGCGAACCATATCGGCGGAGGATATTTTAATTTCAGAACCTTGCATTGCCTGTTGACGACCTGTTGTGCGGAGAGCTTCCGCTTCTGAATACGCGTCCATCAACTCTTCAAATACTTCCGCTTCTTTTGCTTCAAGACGCGCCATACGCGCGAGAGGTTCGTCTCCACGTTTGTTCATGCCCGTCAACTTGTAGATCACATCGTGAATGTCGTTGGTCGTTTTCTCCGAAGCCTTTATCTTCTCGTTCAGAAGTTTCATACGACCTTTGATTGCAACACGCATCTCATCGGTGGTGCTGACATCGAGATCAGGTTCTGCTACTTGGAAATTAGAAACCGTAGCCTCTCCCTCCGCCGGAGTCTCGCCCGCCATAACCTGACGCTCCATTTCTTGCGCGTCAATAATTTCGCCCGTCTTGAACGCTTCCGCTGCATCGTTGACTCGCACACCCTTGGCTTCTTCTGAACGCACATCAGCTTCGAGTTGCGCGCGAACACCACGAAGATATGCTTCGCCTTGATCTTCTTTCTTTAACGCATTGAACTCGGCTAACGCCTTCTCTCTTTCAAATTTACGAGGGTCGAGAAAATCTCCGCGAATATCGATCGCGCGACGATCTTCTACTTTCTTAAAAATCTTTTGAGTCGTATCGTTGGCGAGTTCATCAAAGTCATACGCTTCCGCAGTCTTGTTGAGACTCTCTTCCATAGTCGCTTGCATCGTCTCATCAACAACCTTGACAGCTTGCGGGTGTGATAAACCCATCTCGGCTTTCAAAATATTAATCGCTCTTTGTCTTTGAGGAATCGCAACCGAAGTCGCCATCGTTCCTCCCGCAATAGACCCAACCGCCGCGGCGTAGATAATATCCCCTACATATTCCATAACGGGCTTATCTTTAATCGCGCCGGACATTGTTCCAACGCCCAACTCAACCGCTGTCTGCGCCCCTTCAGTTATGCCTTCAGAAGCAACGGCCTGGCCAACACGCAGCGCCGCGACCTTCGCAGACAAACCTTTTACCGCTGTCTTAACGCCCGAGAAATAAGATACATTGAAAATGTTTTTCAGCCCGATCTGTTCGAGCTTACCGATAGCGAGGGTGGTGAACGCTGCGTATGCCTGCGATTCCTCGATACTGCGCCCCGCCTTACGCGCTCCGCGAAAGGCTTCAAAACCCGAAGGTGCGCCAAGAGCGAACCCGCCCGCTGATGCTGCGAACGCCCCTGCCACAGGAGCTGTTGCTCCCGCAGTTACCGCCGCGCCCTGAAGCACCGTAAACACCGCGAGAGAAGTGAGGATCGCGTTTCCGACATCACCAGCCACACGATCAGGCGTAAGACCTTTAGGAAGAGGGGCAATCGCCTCCCGTTCCTGAAGCATCTTCTGCGCCTTGTCCTGAATGAAAAAACTGAAATTACGAACCTTATGCCCAAAGACTTGCGCTTCGTTACTCCCCGTCACAGGGAACAACTCATCTGCTTTAAATCCGAAGACTTCTTTTCCCTCGATCAGTCCGCGCCCTCTTTCACGATCCATCTGTTCTGTCCCGGCAAGAATACTTTCGCCGGCCATAAAAGCAGCGTCTGCGAGGATCTCCATATTCCCAATCGTCTGCCCACGGCGAATGCGTTCCGCCGTATTGGTTACGAAATTCCCCATGAAGACAGTTGACTTGGCGGGCTTGATAACTTCATCCACCGTCCCGCGCGTCTTGAAGTAGTCTGCTTTAGAGATACTGTCAAAAGAATACATCCGCTCTAAAACTTCTTGAGTTGTGAGTTTAGAGGGTTTTTCTTGCGGGGTGGGGGAAACCCGTACACTTGAAACAGGTTGAGGCATGTCGGACGCTTGCGATAAAATGGATGGGGTGTTTTGTTGCGACCCTTGCCCTTCTTCAGCGTCTACAAAAATTGGATCTGCCATTCTAGTTCGCTAGACTTGCGTCTAATCCGTCTGGGGTTTCTAAAACTGCTTCGCCTGAGGTTCTGTCAAAAGAAACATATCGCGCAACCGTTCCGTTAGGCATGATTACAACATCGCCCTCTTTGCGCCCTGCGTTCGCTGCTAAAAGAAAATCATCCGCAACTTTCTGCACCAACGCCCGCGCTCCGTTACCTTTCAGCTGAAGCTGAGAATCGGTAAGTTCTGCAAGAGGGTCGTTGATCTCCGCTAACTGTTCAACGAACTGGAACATCATACGAGTGCGCGCACGGTCAACCGCTTGCTCACGCTCTGCCGGAGTGCCACCACCCATTCTCTTAACGGAATTACGAGCGATCTCGTCATAGTGCTGCATCGCATAAACATACGGACTGTCCCCTGCCTGAATTGAATCGTATTCAGAAAGTGTCGCCAAAGGACGCAGAATCTTATTCAATATGGTATGCGCCGCTTTGTCATTGATCTTACCTTTATTGCGCGCGTCAAGAACCTCTCCTTGCACTTTCAAAAGTCGAGTGAGGATTTCGGAATGGGGTTTATCCGCAACTCCGCCACCGCCCCCGCGTAAATTTTTCCAAACTGTCATAGGTGAAGTAAGTACATCCCGACTCAGACGCCCTGCCGCGCCAGCTGCGGCGAACGGATTGAGTGGGTTCACCACCATACCTAAAGCGTCTCGGCCCATATCAGCTACCGATCGTCCGCTTTCTGGAGTCACACCAACCGGCATTTCTTCTTTTAACTTTTCAAGTTCAGAAGGAGTGCTTACTCCAAGCGCGGCGGTGAGAACTTTATTCGTGAGGTCTGCGACAACCCCTTCGTCATTCTTGATCGCGTAATTATTGCGAGATATCGAGATCTCTTTAATCAATTCAGCCTGCCTCAGATCTTCACGCAAGACTTCGATCTGCCCGCTTGATTCGGCGAGTTCTCTTGCGTCTTTGTCACGAAGTACAGCTTCAAGCGCATTCGTCTTCATCGCCACATCCCGATACGCATCCGCCACCGGAATACCGCGCGGATCTGTAAGAAGTTGAGTATACTTCTCAGCTATCTTAGGGTCGTTAAGGGCGGTATTAGTCATATCGTAAGTCTGTTCAGACATCAAAAGACCAACCTGTTTCTCCGCGTCGTTCATAAATTTGTTATACCCGCCCACACCTAAACTCTCAACAATGTGCGCTTTCAACGCTTCATCAGTTTCGAGTTCGCGACGCAAAAGAATTGGATTTCCAGTATTGTTATCGAGACGAGAATAAAGATAAGACTTCGTAGCCTCTTGCAAGTATTTTGCCTCTGCTTTATCTGGGTTCAACAAGGCTGGAGCGTAGCTCTTGAACGCTTCACGAAACTGGCCAACACCCTCAAGAAATCCTTTCGAATCCTGACGAGTCCCGGACTGAATAATAAATTCGTTCGCCGTCATATTCGACAAATCCAAAGTCTTTTCGTTTTGCGCCTTGAATGTCCATTCAACATTCTGAGGCACAACACTCGCATTCCTACGCCCGACTAAAGTATCGAAACGCGCCCGAGTACGCTCGGGCAGCTTATCACGAAAATCCCGAGAAAGCTGACTGTGCTGTTGCATGTATGCCTGCTCAAATGCTTCCGGCTGAGATTTAAACTGGTTCTGAAGTTTTAGTCTTTGAACTTCGTCTTGTGTTTGGAATGAATAAAAAGCATTGGTAACCTCGACATCTTCAAGAACCTGCTGGCGTTTAATCATCGCGTCTGTCGTCGCACCGATCGTCTTCGCGATCATCTCTCCCGACTGATCAAGACCGGGAGTTCCTACCGCCGAAGAATCAAGCTGTTGTCTCTGCCACTCACTTATCTTACCCATCTTATTTACTTGCTCCCCTGCTTAACATGCTTACGGCCGCGTCGCCGAACCCGCCGATAATAGACGCCGTTCCTTCCCTCTTTGCTATCTTTTCTTTTGCATATCCTAAATCACGAGTTGCTTCACCGCGACGCACAACGGAAGACGCCTTCTCTTCGGCGAACATCTTGGTCTGTTTCAAAGTAATTAGAGAGGATCCGCCCAGCACAACTCCGGCTCCGATATATTGCATGGATTGTTTTTGAGAGAAGATATCTCCCTCGCGACGAATCATATCTGCTTCACGAAGAGACTCGGCGTAAATCTCCTCCCCCTGCTGGGCGACTGCAGCACCTTCCTCACGAAGAGATTTATTTTTAGAATACCCTGAATATAGTTTACTGCCTAAAGAGATCGCAGCGAACGCCAACATCGGAAACGCCATATCAGTCCACCTTCGGAAACATCACCCAAGACAGGTAATCTTCGCCGTTATAAAATTTTTTCAAAGGAGTCTCTACTTCAAACCCACAATGCTTCATAAAAGAAATATATTTTCGTTCGTTCTTCGTGTTCGCTTCGATTCTAAAAAGACGCTTCACTAAAGCGTATTCTTCCACATCTTCGCGTATCGCAACAAGAACTTTCCGTCGACGCTCATAAACCTTCGGACCTGGGTAAAGAGTTACGGACACCGTGCCGGGCGCGACGAAAACAAAAACAAGAACGAATAAATAATCTGCGCCGTCCGCCAACGCATACGCCTCAACCGACTTCGGGTACTCCAGCACCTTCTCATCGACCCCGAAATACTCCAGATGTTTTTTAGAAAGAACTTCCCACTTATTGTTCAAAAGGAACTTCCATATCTAAAGCCAGCCCCTGAATCTCGCACGGGAACGGCCTTGCTTGGATGAATTTATAAGTCTTGAACAAACCATAAGAATCAAATGCCGGTAATTCTTTCCACCCGTTGAAGAGCGGTGCTGGGCGCCCGCCGGTATCTCCGCCGTCACGGAACTTCATATTCGAGGGGTTGTATTCGTCAACGCCATACTGAACACCGAGGGTGTTTCGCAAAAGAACATTGATAGTGCAGAAAGTTTTATCCTTCCCAACCGTCACTCCGGTATTCAACAAAAGTTCAATAGGCATGGTCTCTAAAATACCTGTGTACCCAAGTCCAACTACAGCGACACAAAACTGCTCGTCGAGTTCGATCTCTCCATCAACAACCGTCTTAACCGGAGAAGTAGCTCCGTCTAAGAGAATCGTAACCTCCTCCCCTTCCAAATGACCGAGACCTGAAATCGTGTCCTGAGAAAAATACCACCCGCCCGACGCGATCGCAGAGGTGCTCGCAAACGCCTGCTGAATCTGACACTTGACCTGTGTCGCAGAAACATACTCTACGATTTCCGCAACGCCCGTTTCTCCCCCGTCAATAAATTTGACTCGTAAAATCCGGCCGATATCTGTCGCACTGAATATCGAAGCCCCCGCCGTAAACACGACATCTTCGCCCGTGGTCGCTGCGGGCGTGAGTGTCGTAGTCTGCGTGGTGTCGAGAACAAGCGCACTGTCCAAATGGATAAGTCTGCGCTGAACTTCCCACAAATTATCTAAATACACTTGACGATCCACCGTCTTGTCCCCGGTATAAAATTCCTCAAACGAAGGGATGTTATCGTTGTCTGCGGAGACCTCGATCATATAGCGATCCGTCCCGTCGATGTTGCGCTTAACACACGCCCACAAACGATCTCGTTGCGACGACTGCGGCTCAGAAGCAATAGAAATCACACCCTCGTTTTCTCCACAGCCGCCCATTGTATGAGTATTCCACGCCACGACATTCTCAGTCCGGCGATAAGTCAGACTCAATAACTTTCCGTTGTTTAGCAGTGCCCAAACCAAACTCGGAGATCCTTGCTGGTACGCGAGTTGACGAATCCCTGAAAGAGAAAGGTCTGGACTTTGAAGCATCGTGTCTACCGATTCAAACCCATCGTTCTGCAAAGAATACGCGAAGCTCATCACATTTGTCTCTCCGCGCTGAACATAAAGAAGTTCATTCCCGAAAAGAACAGGCGCAACATCCGCAACGCCGAATCCGTCGATAGGAAAAGTTCCGATATCAACATTCGTGATCGGCGTCGTATCTTGCCCGCCGTTAATCTTCGACATACCGCCGTACATTCCAACCGCGAGAAAAGAACGAGTACCTGCGAAGAAACGAATACGCGCGACGCTCTCTCCCAATGCACTGATCGGCTGCGTAACGGAATCTTCAGGCGCGCTACCAACAGTAAAATCATCATAACGAGGCTCACCAGTCGATGTGCTTGGGGACCGCGATTTGTGAAACACATCGGGGTCGTTATCCGCACCGCCGTAAAAAAGAGACGCGCCGTACAGGCCTACCGCGCGCGGAGCATTACCAGCCAAACTCATATACCCGCCGGACACATACGCCGTATATCCAGAGCTGTTCTCACCATTAAGAGTGAATGTCGTACCGCCAGTGACTGTAACAACAAAGAAACGATTATTAAGCTGAGTCATCCCTGTGATGTCTTCGATAAAAATTTCGTCACCAGAAGTAAGATTGTGCGCCGCGCCCGTCGTAATCGCGCATGGGCTGGCTTGCGTCGCCGCTGTGATCGCGATCTGATCAAATGGATCATTCGTGCGAACGAAGGTAGTAAGCGTCCAACTCGTATTCGAAAGGCGCGTAAGTTTGCGAGGCATGTGAACTCCATCAACAAGGTATCGAATATCAGCAGTGCCGGCTAATTTCAAATTCTCCGCCTGAACTTTAGTGTAGGGTGTCGCGATCTGATAAACACGTTTAGTCGTCCCGCCTGAAGAATACGCGCCAATCGAAGTTGTATTGATAGCATTCCCATCCAAGTCGGTCAGAGAATATGTATTGGCCCCAATGTATACGACCTTATAAAACTGCCCGTTCAGATCCTCCATACCGTCGCTACCTACAATCCCCTCAAGAAAGATCTCGTCACCTGTAACATACCCATGACTGTTACTTGTTATAACACCCGGGTTGGCGTTGGAAAAACCAGTAATCGTTTTAGCTGTCTCGGTAATGATTCCTTCCTGGGTGTAGAAGCGAAGCATGTAATCAGTAAACTCAAGCACAAACGCTTGGTCATCGTTAAATACGAATTGCCAAAGTTGTGCGGGAAGATTGTTGCGGGTGCGACGGATGTATTTGAAACCGGGACGAAACTTCTGAGGGCCTTGGATTTTGGTGATGAAATTCTCACCGCGCAAAAGACCAGATTTGAGAATCTTGAGATCTTGCCGACCTAAAACATCACGGCCTAAGACCCCTGATTTGAAATCATAAATCGGAGCTACAAGATTCGCCATCTTAACTCCTGTATAATCTACGACCTGTAATCATCCTCGACTCGCGATAAGCGCGAGGTGGGCTTAAAAGACCATTGATGGCTTTCGCTTCCGTCATGTGTTTAGTCAACTGGTTTTGGATGCGGGTCGTTGTTTGATTCTGTCCTGTCAAAGCGAAAACAGTAAAATACGCCAGCTGATATGCGACATAAATTCTAAACGCAGCTGTCCATTTCGCGATGTCTGTGCTGTTACGGACATACCCGATATTGAGAGAAGTCGCCCCTCCGTTATCAATAAGAAGATTATTTTCTTCGATCTGATAGTCCGTCTTGTCAAGCGGTAAAGATTCGTCATCAATGAAGTTCAAAGAAACGAAATCGGACGGAAGACGATACTGGTCTGTGTACCCGAAAGCAGGGGCCGGAGATACTAAAGGAATCGCTGCGCGGGTTGTCGCAAATATCCAAGGAAACCCTTCGAGACATTTGCGCTTACTGATGTCATACCAGCGATTGAGAACCGATGCGATAGGGTCTCCCTCCACATCGACGACATCTTCGATATTTTCCGTCTTAATGAGATCAAGAGTAAGGTTCGCAAGTTCTGTCGGTGCGACAGGTTCTGACATAAGACCCCCAAAAATACGGAATGGAGTGCGCCCCTTCCCTGAAAAAGAGGCGCACCCCCGTAACTAAACGAAAGGAAAAGTTACGCCGCGTTGATAAAACGCATTCTCAAGAACGCTTTCTTCGTCGCGCCTGGCGCCGCGTTGGCTGTCAAAGCCAAAGTATACGCTTGGCGTTCTGAAATACCGTCTCCGGCAAGATCCTTGAGCGTGTCACCGATTTTCAAAGTCGTTAGATCCTTGATCGCATTGACACCAGAACCAATTACAAGAGCGCTCGAAAGATCCGCGCCATCGATAAAACAATCCTTATCGATAACCGCACCGCCCTGGGCGTCTGTTTCGTAAATACCGAGATCGTTGTCTGTCGCTCCGGTCACGGCTTCACAATTCAACTCACCCCAAATAGGAGCATAGTTGGCGGGAATCTGCGCGATACGATAAATCGAACCGGCGCCGTCCCCGTTCGTGATATCAATTTCGGCGATCAAATCAAAACCATCCGTACCTGCTACCTTGTAGGATTTGATCGGCTGCCCTGCGGAACTTTCATACAATTTAACATCAGCTGACATAAGAACCTCCTGATGATACCCCCTCCGTTAGGAGGGGGATCAGATTAAAAATTAAGCCCCGTAGAAAGTGTTCGGATCTTTCACGGTCGTTTGGAACTTGATAACCTTGCGGCCATCAGAACGAACCGCACCAGCGGTCATCGTCATACGCAAACGAACAGTGGAGATCTTAGTTTCTTTCAAAGGAATGATTTCGAAAGATACGCCATCCGACGCCATACCAAAAAGAAGCGCGTCGTTACCGAAAGCGATACAGTCACGAAGACCGGATGCTTCAGTCAACATCTTACCTGTTTCAGCTTGCGCGCCGAACGATACAATGTTCATGCCGTATACCTTCTGGAAACCAGAACCATTTCCAGCGCCGGCCGCGTTTTGCGGATAGAGGCGTTGAAATTCGTTCGAAATCAGAGTGGTAAGTCCGCCCATGTCATACTGTTCGTCTTCCGAGATGCAGAACTTAACTGCGTTCTGACCATTCGGTTCAACGACTTCAGTACCTGTAAAACGGTGATTGATCTTGCGAAGCAATTCATCCGTGATACCTGCGGAAGCGTCAAGAGTGATACCGTTGTCTTGAGCATAGGTCAAAGTGCTGTCTCCCTTTTCACCATACTTGACATCAGCAAAAGCAGCCGAAATACCGACCTTATCCAAAAAGCGATAAGATGCAAGCATCATCTGGCTGGAGATCAAGGCCGAAGGATTCTTCTCAGTCGTCTTACGGAACCAGTGTTCGTCGTAATCGATTTCGATGATCATGCGATCTGTATCAAGTTTCCGGCGGAAGAAACTCGCTGCCGCACCAACTGAAGGCGCGTTCTGCGAATTATCAATACGGTAATCGACCGGAGCGATACCGTCTACAAAAAGCTGTTTACCTTCAACGGTAACTTGGGAAAAACCACCGAACAAACGGGTGGATGACTGCTGTGGGATTTTGAGCAAGTTGCCCATGTAATCGTCTTTAAGAACTGTTTCCAGCCCTGCATAATCATTACGCATAGATGCCTCCGAAGAAAAATTTATAATTAAAAACTGTGTAAACTATAAACGCTCCCCGAAACGCATCGGACGATTTTACTCGCTACCCGAATTTATTATCGGACGTCAACGAAATACTTGTATCAAAATCTACCTGTAGTGTCAACTAAAAAGATTTATATTTTGTTCTTGCGCTTTCGCACCGACTGCTTGCATCTGTTTGTTCAACTCCGCAATACGCTGTTCCTTGACATGCGCGGGCATGGAGTTGTCAGACCGGACAGCCAGTTTACTCTGCGACAACTGCTGGTATGCCGTCTTCAAATCAGCACTTAAAGTTGGCGAATTGTTGACCGGAGGCACGATCTTATGCTCCCCAACATATTTGTCGTGGATTGCTTTCGCGAACGCCATGCTGGCCAACCGTGCTTCCTGCGGTAGCGTTTTCAGCTTTTCCATGAGTTGAGGGGCGGAGTCCTTCAAGGTCTCCTCCATCACCTTCTCGAATACGGCGGAGGTCTCCTCGACCTTATCCCCAAAGGTATTCTTCTTCAGTTCGGCAAAGGCTTTTTCTTGCTTCGCAACGGCTTCGATACGAGGTTTGGCGTGTTCAAATACCAATTGCTCCATCTCCATCACGAACTTCTCACCTGCGTCCTTAGGAACCCCGTGTTTATGCAGGGTCTTCTTGACAAAGTTGTCGATCTCTGTATCGCGCGGGAGGTCTTTTAAAGGCTCGATAACTTTGAAATCATATGCGTCCGGAGTCTCTGGAACCCCGAGGGCTTTACGAAACTCGGCCACTTCTTCAGGGGATGAAGTCTCAGACGGCAATGCGATCCGTTTCTTACCAATCAATTTCTGCGCGTTCGCATGCTGGTTAAAAACATCGTCAAGAGATTTCAAACCCTGCGCCCACGGTTCCTTCGCATACGGTTCTGGAATAGCGAAAATATTTTTGGGGTCATTAGGTTTCGCGTCCGGAGTCGATGTAGGCGTAGGAGTCGGCGTGGGCGGGGTTGAAACAACTGATGTCGGTTCAGCCGGAGTAACAGGTGTTACCGGAGTTACAGGGGCCACAGGTGTTACGGGAGTCGCGGGAGTAGTCATAATTTCTAACCTTTCGTTTCAGGGTGTTCAATTTCAATTAAATTCTTACGAGAAAAATATCGACGAAGATCGCCCCATAGCGTCGCGCGACCTTCCGCTGCGGCCATACCCAAGGCTGAAATATCTTTAGTCTCCGTCATCACAAGATGGTTTGCCCCATGACCGGACGACTTAAAAAAATGTTGAAGAAGAAAAAGACCATCAGCTGTACTCGCAACGCGGTCAAAGCATTGACGAATCATAAGTTCGTTGTCTTGACTCTTCAACGCATCTTCTTGAGAACGAGCATCAATCGTTTTACGCGGATCCGCCATGTTGTCTGTCCTTTCGTTTACTGCTGTACTTCAGGGTTCTGCAAATTTCTAACCATTCCGACGCGAGTCGCTTGCGCTTGCGCGTTACTCTGATTCGACTGGGACTGGAGTCGTTGCGCTTCAGCTTGCGCGGCCTGTGCTTGTGCTTGTGCGACCTGTTCTCGAATCGCTGCGATCTGTTCAGGTGTGCGAATCATAACCATGTCCGCAGACAACTGTTCACGAAGTTTACGCGCGGATCCTTCCGCGTCAACCACATACGCAAACTCAGGGATAAACTGCGCTGCCTGACCCATCGTCTGTAAGAAAGTCGTGGACGCGCGAAGTGCTTCAGTCCGCATGATGCGGGCTGCGGGAGAAATAAATTCAAACTGATACCAATCAATCCCTTTCACAATCGCATTCCAAACCGCTTCCGGAATCTTAAAGGGGGTGTGGCCGTTTTTCAAAAGTTCAATCACTTTAGGATCTTGTTTATTCGAAGGATCGCGTACCCCAAGAAGGCCCATCGAGAAAAGAATATCCATCGCTCGCTCAAAAAGTTCAGTCATAAAATTCTGACCGTTCACATACATCGTGCTGATCGAGTCCGCACGGATCGCGTCTAGGATCATCACTTCAGGATTCTGCATTCTCTGGCCTTGGCCGAGATTGAAAAGTTTATCGATT